ATCCAAGTTGAAGCGCGCAAAGTCAGTCAGTTAAGTACTTTGGGGGACCTCCACTTTGTTTGCCGCACACAGGTTTGTTTCACGTCCTCACTCCCCTGCCGGCATCCCGCACCTCCCGAGACCACCACTACCCAGACAGGTCGGATAGCTCCTGTCATTTCGCATGGGAGCGCTTAAGTCGCGCTACTCTGTGCCTACCCATTGCAGGTTGCCCTGCCACACAAGCCACTCAGGACCCCTGAACTCAGCATGGAGACCCAAGTCCATACCACGAATTGCCTCCTCTATCCGCAACTGTTCGTCGGGCGACACACCCCAGGTGTCTGCAAACGCCACCCGAGCCGCTTCAGTAACAGCGGCCGCTCGGTAGGAGAATATCCTCTCAGCACTACCTCGCTCGAACATCGTTCGATAGAACTCACCGTCGGAAACATCCAGCCCCGCTGGTCTGATCCCTTCGGTGCGACGCAACAACTCCAAGCCGAACTCTTGAAGTATTGGAACACCAGGGTGCAAAGCAACCTCACAGTGCCCCACCGCACGCAGGACCCGGCTACCACCCTTAGGTTCGTTGTAGTGTCTATATGACGTGCAGGCGTGACTGAGTACTTTGCGCCAGTCTCTCACCATGGCCCAACCCTCTGCAGTCAGAGTCGGTCGAGCTTGGCAGTGCACAATTTCCTCATACTCACGCGCGATGTTCTCGATCTTGACCTCATGCCCATACTCCAAGAAGGCAGCACTAGCCCCTGCAATCAGGTTGGCTAAGTCCTCCTCTTCGATGAACAGGAGACAGTCGTCTCCATCATCCCCGATATCATACTTCGATATACGGAGGTCGCGCATCACACAACGCACCAGAACAACCATGAGGTAGCAATTCCCCAAGGCCGTGTTCATGTCCCCTGACATCCGCTTGCCCTTTGCCCAATAGCGTATACCATGTGTGCTCACACCTCGATTCTTCCTCTGCCAACGCAGTAGGGTGCGAAGCCGGTCAGACGGGCACATCTCCAAGTAGGCTCGGTGTTCTTCCTCGAGCATCCACTCGGAAACATGCTTGTCCCACCTCGACGCATCGATTGAAACGCACACAGGGCGCTTGAAACCTTCCCACTTAGCTCTAATCTCCTCGGCTCTCTGGAAAGAATTCAACCCCTTGAAGATGAGCCTGGTCTTCGTGCTCAACTTCTGGTCCCGCTGGGTCTTCAACCCATAAACGCGGTGCTCCACCCCGCGGAGGTAACTCGCAAGCTCCAGGTTGTACTTATAGCTACGGAACTGGATGATTCGCGGATCATGGGCCTTCTCCTTGGCCGAGAAGTCCCAGCGTTCTGGCTTCACAAACGCTTTGATCTGCGCATCCCGCTTAGTACAATGACCTTCCTGAAGATGCTCGTAAGCCTCCTGGTATCGCTTACGCTTGGCCGCGGCAAAACTTGCAACGGTATCAGGTAGTGTTAGTGGTGTGGTGTGTCCGGTATAGTTCAGTCGGGTGAAGATGCGCTTATTCTCTTCTGCAAAACGCTTCTTTCCCCCCTCCGTCGCTTCCGGAGTCACACCAAGTACCCGGTTTACAATACCGGTAAACTCGTTACACACACACCCACTATGAGTGTTAGGGGCCCAAAGTCCAGGCCACCTAACCTGCCCCATGCGGTAGAACTTCCGCCGGGCATCACAATCCCTATCAGCGCGTTGAACGTCTATCTTACAACCGTCAGCTAGCTCTTGGTCTCTTCTCCAGCCGACGCAGACGCCCTCGACGCAGACAGGGCCCCCCTATACCCCTGGTAGGAGAACATGGTCTCGTCGCAGTGATGACCTGCACGACGAGAACCAATCACCCACGGAAGTCCACTGCCACCAGCGTGATCTCCATGTGCGCACCCGGTCACCACGTAGGGCACTATTAACGAACGCAACGCTTTCGCGCGCACCCGGGGAACCCAGCGACGTCATCCCGGCTAGCTCTTCTGCTGCCGGGACCCACGCCAACGCAACGCTGCCTGCCAAGCAGGTCCGCATCGTGTCTTCTGGGATCCCTTGTCTCTTACCCCACGCGATCCCTCTGTTCTTCAGTGTCAACAGTAGGGAGGGCGTCCTCCTCTGGTACAGCGCATACATGACCAAATGAGCATGCAGCTGCCTCAGGTAGACGAGCCGTCGCGGGCGCCTCTCTCGCCCTAGAACGACGTCGCGGTAGACCACTTCATAGTCACCACTCGGGCACGTGACATTGCCCTTCTCGTCTCTCTCCTCGGCCACGCTGAACTGCTCAACACGTTCAACGCGGTCCGCCAAGTCCTCGCCTCTGACAGAGACGGCCAACGCAAAGAGCCCAGCAACGCTGAGCCCTCCAGCGAGAGCAATGCCAATGGGCAATACAGCCGCTGCCGGCAGCACAATTGCGGGTATGCCTACCCCAATCGCCACTGCACCAACAGTTGCTGTGCCCAGTGCAAGAGCCTCACTGGTCGTCGCCTCCCTGCCCAGAAGCGGCCCCCTAGCCGGCACCCCAGACCGACGGTTTCCAAACACCGTCCAGCTTGGGCCCCCCGGGGGTTTCCGCACCCTCACCTCACTAGCCACACCGAGACGCCACCTCTCCACTTCAGCGTCCCCACCAACCTGCTCGATCGCAGGTTCGCCCGCAAGGCTCATCGGATCATCCGCAACCGAAGGCATCACGCTCGACACAACGTCGTCAGCGTGAGGTACGTCAAGGTCGTGTTGGGCATACACCCAATCACGAACACCAGGCAGGGACTGGCAGCAGCTATCTCCCATGCTACCACCCTCCGAGGCTAATAGTCCCCGACTCGACGGGTACACTATGTCGCTCCTGGCGAATCTTGCTCGCACCACCCTCTCGTCGCGTGTGACCCTCACCCTAGCGCGCATGGTGAGTCCACTTGGTAGAGTGCGCTGTGCCCAGTAGCTACTCTCCCCCCTCGCAGCAGTTTCGGTAACTGCGGGACCGCGCACATTTTGCAAGCGCTGTGCTAGCGCTTCCGTCCCAACTGACCCGCCACTCGACGGCGCCAGTGGTGCACGGACTAACTCCCGAGCCCCCATTCCGGAAGTAGTTGTTATAGGCCCCGTACCGCGCCCGGCATTGACGCGGCGGTTACCCCTTCGCTCCTCAGCGGCAGGTGTGTGAACCAAGGGGTTGCGTCCA